TCCGTGGTCAGCGTGGAGCTAATGCCCTGGGCGAACGTAATGCGGGCCGTGGTCGTGGTCTGCCCGTCTTTCGTGATCGCCGTGGTCAGGCCAGTAGCAAGGTCAGCCGTCAGGGCGTTGAACGCCGTGGACGAGATGACCGTGCCGGTCACGACAGGTTGGCCTGCCGTGTTCACATTGAAGGTCCCGCTTCCGTTATAACTCATTTGACAACTCCTTACAATATGTTATAACAGCCTCATGACCAAAAGACACGGACTGTCCTATTCTCGAATTTACCGCATTTGGACCCAAATGAAGGCCAGATGTAACAACCCTAAAACGGCTCATTATGACCGTTATGGCGGCAGGGGGGTAAAAGTTTGCCCAGCCTGGGAAGACTTTAATACCTTTTTGGCTGACATGGGGCACCCGCCCGAAAAGCACAGCCTTGAACGCGTTGATAATAACGGCCCTTACAGCCCGGAAAATTGTCGCTGGGCGACTAGAAAGGAACAGGCCAACAATACCGCGCGGAACATTTATATGACTCATGAAGGGGTTACCTTGAGTCTGATGCAATGGTCCGAAAAAAGCGGAATTAGCTACAGCACCATACTGGGACGCCATAGGCTTGGATGGGAGCCAGAACGCGTTCTGTCCACAACGCTTCAAAAGAATTACATTGGCCTTTTCCTTGGCGGATTGACCAGCGCCCAAAAGCGCAAAGCAAAACCTTTTTGCAAATACGGGCATGAAAGAACGCCTGAAAATGTTGTTGTTGAAATCAAAAATGGCAAAGAAATTAGGAAGTATTGCAAGCCGTGCGCTCGCATACGAATGGCTGAATGGCGGAAAAAAAGAAAATCCTAGGGCACGCCGTCCCGCTACTGCAAGGCTTGCAGAAGAAAGAAGTGAGCCCTTGTAGGACAAGTTAATTACTCCTTATGGAAGAAGGTAATGATATTTTGTTGCCCCGCCAGCAATAAGCCCGCCTATAGCGCCGCGTTTAATCCAGCGATGCAAAAACTCTCTTGTATCTTTCGGGCTTTTAAAATCAATTTTATTATATTCATTTAATGCCGAACGATATTGTTCTGGAGAAATTTGCCCCGCATCAGAAAGCCTACGCAAATATTTAATTGCTTGATTAGATGCTTGCTCCGGATTTTTTTCAGCTACAGACAAAATTTCTGACACAGTATTAGTATGAAGAATATCGCGCGCGCCGTATTTAGTAGATTGTTTGAGGCTTTGCTCTGCCAATTGAGACTGTTCTTCCGCTTGTTTTTTAGTTTCTAGAGCCAAGTTTTTAGTCTCTACGCCAGCAATTTCGTTATCGCTCAATTCTTGCAAATGATTTTCTACTCTAGCTTTCAAATCTGCGAGTTTGGGATTTTGCAATACTTGTTTATACCTGTTGTAAACAGATAACGATTGTTTGTAATTTTTATTAGCCATATCCGTGGCAATTTGATCGCTTAGGGCCTTTCGTGGAATACGTTCGCTGCCGGTTGCTGCTATGGCTTCATCAAAAGCGCCAGCCCCCTTATTGCTGAAAAGCATGGGAGTTACCTTTTCTGGCTCGGCGACAATAATTTTAGGGCCGACACCTTCTTTGAAGGCATTTATTTTTGCGGTTGCGTCTCTATAATTATTTTGAAGACGCGGTTGAGCAACGCCAACATATTCTTCTTCAATATTTTTTAAAAGACCGTATAAATCTTGTTGTTCTTTTCCTTTAATCGCGCCGTATCCCTCCGGCGCATTCCCGGTAAACACTTCTCCAAGAAATCTGCGAGCATTATCAATAGATTTAAATGTAGGTGTTACATCACGATAAAATTTATCGCCTTCCTGTCTAACAGGAATATTATTTTTAACTGCAATTGCGGCGTCATCCGCAGACAATTCTACCGTTTGCGGTGAAATTGTTTTTAACAGTTGTTTATAAGTATTAGCGACACTTTGATCGGGTACTTCAGCTCCCGAACGCTCCCAATTAGCTATTGGCTCTGCTTTATTAATAAGGGCTTTGTAAGATGGCATGTCTGTCATTTGCACGCCCTTCGCCTCGTTGTCAGCGACAATTGCGTCGCGCGTTTGGCGCAAGTATGCGTCTGTTTTCGCTCTTTCGGCGGTCAAATTACGTTCTGTAGCTTGAGTAAAAGTTTTTACAGGCGCGCCTATTTCAGCGGTAGCCTCTTGAGCTTGGCCAATTTTACTAGGCAAAGTGGTGGAAGGGGAGCTTATTGTTTCTGAGTATTGTTCCAATGCTTTAGCCTGCGCTTTTGCTAAAGCGGATTTTGCAGCGGCGTCTTTCGCTGCTTTTTCTAATGCAATTTTTTGTTGTGCAGCGCCGTAAGAAACATCTTCCCCGGCTTGCGTAGCCTGTTGAATAAGGCTTTTCGCAAGACGCTGTGCTTTTGTTGTTGTCCCAGGAATGGCTTCAATAATAGGGCGGACGTAAGGTGCAACATATGGAGCAGCCATTTTCGCGCCGGCAACAACAGCACGGCCAGCCAAAGGAGCCAAAGCGTTTGCGCCTACATCAATAGCCGCTGTTTTTAAATTTTCACCCAATGACGGCGCAGGCTCTCCTGTAAAATATCGTTTTGCAATATCGTACAATTGCCCACCACCAGCAGACCCAAGCCCAACCCCAGCGGCTTCCGTGGCAAGTCCGCCAACTCCAAGCGTCGGAACGCTCGCTACAGCGGCTTCCGGCAATGCCACAATACCGCCGAGTATGCCGCCTGCTGCTTCGGCAGCAATCCTTCCCCAATCAGTAGATTTAATTGGTTTCGCTGTAGATAAATCAAACCCGCCACTAACGGGTTTTGCCGTAGAAAGATCAAATGGCATTATGGATTAACCTCTTGAAAATTCTTTCCATCGGGACTGACGTAAGCTTTATTTCCATGGGCATCTTGCTGCAATGTCCAACCGGGAGGCGGCCTGGAAGCAGAAAAAGATTGATATGGCACGGGCTTATAATTTAATTTTTCCCCATAAACAGTAAAATATGTGTTGTTAATTCTGTCTTTAATGTCAGACAAAATATTTTTATAGTTATTTAAATTTCTTCTTACGTCATCCGGGCCTGTGGCGCGTCCAAGCATCCCGGCAGCATTCGAAAGACGTTCCCATTCTGCTTCTGTCACGTTGCCAACTGCGCCGCCCGCTTTTGACGAAGCGCGCAAATCGTTAATTTGCTGAATGGCTGCTGCGGAAGCCAAAGAATTAAACGTGTTTCTTGCGGCTTGCCCTTCTGTTGAAAATGGCCATGTATATTGAGCAATCGGCCCGGATATTTTATCTAGGCCAGGATTTTTCAAAAGATCGTCAACACCATTGGTCAATCTATCTATTGTGCCTAATTGCGAAAACGCATTATTTTTTTCTTGCAATTGATTTTTTCTAAGGTCTGCAATGCCTGCCATTTTGTCTTTTGGAGACGTGCCAGACCAATGAGAACTTCTAGAGTCAACCCACGGCAAATCTGTTTTTTCATTAGAAATAGAACCAACTTTTTGTGCAGGCGGATTTTTTTGCGGAAACGAAGAATTGGTATTTGGTACAGGCGGAGCTGTTGGCGAAGGCGTCGGTGCCGTTGATTTAGATGCGGCAGGCGCAGTACCTAAAATTTCATTTAAAAACGTATCAGCGTCAAAACCTGGTATTCCGCCTATGCCTTCATATGCGGCTCTTGCGGCGTCGCGGCCATTCTGCAAAGCAATTTCTTTAATTCTAATTTTTATATTAGCGATCTCTGCCGGTGTCATTGCAGGCTTCTCAGGCGGCTGCCCGATAACGCGCTCTTGCCCCGTCACAGGGTCGCGTTCAATGACGCCGCGGGCGCCGATTGCTTCGTGTTCTGGCTTGAGGAGTTGAGATAAAAAGGGCAGCATTCTCTGAATTGCAGGGCTATCAGATGAAGCCAATTCAAGAAAAGCCTTCACTCTGTCGGCATAAGAAGTTGGTTCGCCCGGCGCCGTTTTTGCCTGTACGCTTGGCGTGCTAGGCTGGCCGCTGGGTTGCTCCGGAAGGGCTGACTGGTTGGGACTTGTCTGCGCATTTATAGGCAGCGGGCGGGGACTTGTCTGCGCATTTATAGGCAGCGGGCGGGGACTTGTCGGCGCATTTAGAGGCAGCGGGCGGGGACTTGTCGGCGCATTTAGAGGCAGCGGGTTAGATACTGGCGGTTGCTGAGTGCCAGGTTTGTAAAGAAAATTCGCTAGCACTTCGGCGGCGTGCGCATTATCAGACTGCCTGAGCGCCGCCTCATCCGCAGCGGACTTGCCCGCCAGGTAAGACCCGCCGAAGCTGGTCAGGGCCTTGGCAAGAGCGGAATAGGGCGATACGGGCGCGGTAATGCCGCCAGCCGTGGAAACGGGGATTTCCTGCTGGGACATTTGGGACAGCATATCGGCCAGTTTCTGCAGGCGGGTAATCTCTGCCTCGCGGCTGGTATAATCACCGGGCGCAAAAAGGCTAACAGTTTCTTCTGCCATCACAATACTCCGTAATTAACCATCTTGTAGCCGTTCGGATGCTCCATAACAGCTTCAGGCATGATCTTTTCGACTTCCTGAGCCAGCACGCCGCGCTCACGACGCCCGTCAATATCGTATTCGTAAATGCCAAAGCCCTTGGGATGATCGCCAACTTTGACGATATTGGACTTAAGGCGAACGTCAGAGCGGAGAAACCCACCGGGCGAAAGCCCGGCACCAGCAATGTTGCCCAAACCACTATACAACCCGGCCAGCCCTTGCATCTGGGAATTGTACGCCGCCGCATCGTAATTGCCCTGATTGGTCGCGGCCTGGAATACGGGAGCCGCCGCAATATTACCGCCGCCCGTGTATTGCTGGAACTGCGGCGTTTGAATCTGTGCGCCGCCGAGCAGGGCCGAAATCTGATTAAGCGGCTGGTTATACTGGGCGAGCTGCTGCTGATAAGCCTGAAGCGCCGCTTGGTTGGCAAACTGCCGGGCGGTAAGGTTCTGATTGAACGCCTGTGCCGCAGCTTGATTATACAGGCCCGCCGAGGTCGCGCCCTGCCCGTAATTCTGGGCCATAGCCTGATTGGCAAGCTGCCGGGCTTGCGTGGCCTGGCCGAAGCCCTGCCCAAGGGCCTGATTGTATAAATTAGCCGCGCCAAGAGCCTGTTGATAGCCCTGTTGATTGGCGGACATATCAAGCCCGATGCCCTGCAAAGCCGCTTGGCTAATCAGGTCATTTTCCTGTTGCTGCTGCTCACGCATGGCGTTATTCCATGCTTCAGAACCGGGCGTAATGCCTTGATTAGCAAGCTGCTGGGTCAGCGCCGCAGACCGCTGGGCGATCTGGGGCTGGAGGCGATTCATAATAGCTTGCTGGCCTGTAGTACCGGCATTAACCGGCATGGCCGCGACGCCGGAAAGATCGGCGCTTGTCTTCAAATTACCATACTGGCTTGGATTGATGCCGCCCGCCATGCCGTACATGCCCATAGCCGGGCCATAATTGAGCGGCAATTCGGGGCCAGCGGACGTTTCGATGCCGGGGCCAGTGTATTGGAACGGCGTGCCCAGAATCTTCTGGGCAGTGCCAATGGCGTTTTCGCCAAGGCCGGACAGTTTCTGCGTAATACGCTGCTGGGCTTCCAGAGCAGCTTGGGATTCAGGGGTCAGGGTCTGGGTGACAGTAGGCTGAAGGTCGCCAGTGCGGGTAAACTGAGAAATGTCAGGAGCAGGGCCTGAAATGTCGTTGCCGTATTCGTCAGTCTGGCCCTGCGTATTGCGCCAGTTCTGCATGGCCCGGTCATAGCCCTGCTGGTCAACGATAGGCGCGGACGAATAAGTGACCGTCTGCCTGCCGTAAGGGCTGATGATATTCGGGTTATTGAGGATTGCAGTCTTCTGGGCGGCTTCAACATTTGCCGCGCCCTGCTGATTAGCGGATTGCTGGTAATTCGGTGCCGGGGGCGCACTAGGCTTTCCCATAACTTTCTCCTAAATACTTACAATCAGCCTTTTTCAGCGTATACAAAACGATGTCGCCGTCCGGTGCTGCGTCAGTAATCCTTGCTTCTTCTATAAACCCAACTTTTTTCACAAAGGAGTTAATCTTTTCGTTTGCGCTACTTACAGGCGCTATGGCCTTTTCAATTCCGCAAGTAACAAATCCATACCTAAAGATTGCTCCCAAAAACTCCCTAGTAATCCGGCCTTTAATAGCCAAGTGAACCACTAAAGATTTACCATTCCAATTTTCATAAATGACTCCAGCCCTAATGCTGTTATCATCCTCAAATCCTATTGCAGTGCTGGTGTCCGGGCTAAAAGCGCCGTTCATCTGCATTGCCACCCATCGGCCCACTTCTGGCCCGCTAACTATACGCCCGCCCATCCGGTCTGATACACCACATCAGTTGAAGCCCATTGAATTTGCAGGCCGCTACTGGCCGTCTTCATTTGAAGACCGCCGCAATAGCCAATACCTATAATTCCAAGCCATGTGTTCTGAATTGCTAAGTCTGCGCCCCAAATGGCAACGTCCCAGGTGCTTGTTAGCCCGTCCCAAACGCCATAGGTCGAACCCGTAAAAGTCACGGGGGCGGTGGTGTCGGAAGTGTCAAAGTCGATGTTCATGCCAACGCCAATGGTCGGATCGCCATTTGTGAAGATGCTAGGCCGGGCGCGGGTGAAATACTTCTTAACGCCACGCGAGCCAAAGTAATTGAACGCTTGAAGCGTCTGCGTGGTTATGTTGCTGGTGTAATCAGTGTAATTGTCATTCCAGGCTTTGGCGACATAGCCGTCTGAGCCGAAATAGGGATCGTCTTGATAAATTTCCCAGCAATACGCCGCCCACCCAATAAACTGGCACCAAGATTTGGTAATGGTGTTCATGACATATTGTTGCTGCTGGCCGTCAGCTACAGGAATATTGATCCAAACGGCATTGTTTTTGGCCGTGTAAACGACTTGCCAACCGACAGACGCATGATTGCCGCCGTAGGCCGTCGTTGCCGCCGTGATCGCGCCTTGGATTTTGTCAGACAGAGCCACGCGGGGATCGAGGCGGCTGGATTGCAGGGACGCGGCCATAGGCATAAGGCCGTCATAGGTCAAAATCAGAAGGTCGCCAGCCCATTTTAACATGCACCGATTGCCAACCGGGGAGCCCAACTTCCAAACGCCAATCAGGGACCAGGTAGCCGCGCTGGCTGGGTCCGTGCCACGATAAACGATGGTTTCGCCAATGCTGGTAATGAACGCCAAATTATCGTCAACGCCATAACCGGCATCAATCGTCCATGTATCAAGATCGACAAGATGACCGCCAAATTTGGCAATTGAACTCATGTCGATGTATTGAGCCGCGCCGCCAATAGAACTGGTCGGCAAATACCAAGCCTTTAGCGTGTATTGTTCAATGAACCAAAGACGATTCTTAAACAGGGTAATGTTGCAAAGAGTAGATGATGTAACATTGGTAATGGCCGGGTTAGTCCAAGTCGCGCCGTCGTAAAGCAGGGCGGAATCCGCGCCATTGACAGCCATGATATAGCTGCCGCCAGCGGTAGTGATATTAACATATTCCCAGATGCCATTAGTCAGGCCGGTGACAACCGGAGCGCCAACCGCGCCGCCTGACGTAACATCATAGATTTTCCCCGCGCTAGTAACGGCAAACATTTTGCTGTTATTGCCATTATTATAGACCATCAAGGTTTGCACCTTGCCATCAAGGCCCGTGGCGTGTTTGGTATAGCCGCCGCGCATGGTCAGGTTGCTGACAGTCGGAAACATATTGATGAGCGTTACGGCGTCCGTAGGCTCCATATTGGCAAGGCTGTCACGCGCGTTCCAACCGCCCAAAGGGGCGGGCAGCGACTGAACCTGTGCCGCCGTACCTTGGACCATTGCGCGTGGGCTAAAAGCCATTTTAATTCCCGTAACCAGTATCAGGAATGTTGTCCCAACCAATCAGCACGGTGCCAGGGCGCGGGGCAAAGGATAGGTTTGCCGCCGAGGTGTCCTGTGCAACGGAAGTCTCGAATTCCTGCAAATAATCGCGGTACAACGCCGTCGTATCAAAACCCTTAGCTTGGAAATATTTGAGCTTGGTCGAAAGGACCATGAGGCGGTCAGGGTAAATGCAAGTATCGTTGTCAGCCGTAAAGCTGTTCTGCACGACACCCGTCGCAGACCGCGCCCAGCCCTTGCTACGGTACTCAAAGCCAAGATATTCGTTTGTCGAATTGCCCGGCCAAATCTGGAAATAATTGCCGTACAGACGCCAGCGAATACGAGGGCCAGTGCTGATAAAGCCGCTCAGAAGCCATTCCCACTGCTGGGCGCTTTCGGGGCCAAGCATTTCCCAATGCTTGCTCTTATCCCACTGCGTGCGCGGGACAATGCTGTCATAATCTGCCGGGAGGTCATATTTGACTTTCTGGAAATAGATTGTGCCGCCGGTCACAGCCTGGGCAGAATACTGCGAGACTGTGACCTGAGTGGCGGAATCCACGCTGGAAATAAACGTGGCATTAGGAAACCCGGTCCCGACAACCATGTAACTGGTGTCAAGACCGGCAGTGGACGGGATATTGGTAATGGTAAGCGCAGATGTCGTGTAATTGCCGGTAGTCGTCGTGTATTGCGTAAAAAAACTGTGCGGCATGGTTAGCTCGCGCCAATCAGCTTTACGCAGCAATTCATATCCAGAGGCGTTCATCAACGCCAAAATCTGGATGACATCCTGGTTTGTATTACCCGCTACCGTTGTCGGTGTTGGAATGCCTAATTCATTGGTGACCTGTTGCACCAACTGGAGCATCGTCGTACTGGACATCTACATCTTCCTTGCGTGGCCTGCCGGGCTTACGCTGCGCCATAAGCAGGGCCATTTGAGCCTTTAGTTCGTCAAGCTCACTGCGGGTCTTGGCAAGTTCCGAGTCACTTTCGACGCGGTTCTTACGGACCAGATAAGCTCTTGCACGTTCGCGCAGGCCAGCAGCGCCCATTCCGATGCGCTGAAGCTGGGCGTCAGTCGCCGTGGCAACCTGTTCAACAGTCTGAAACTTGAGAATCTGCAATTCAGCCATCTGGTGATCGTTAAGTTCATCGGGGTTATCTGTATTCCACTGATCCAGCTTAGTTCCGACAATCTGGCCATCGCTATTCTGGGACTGGAAATAAAGCCACTGACGAATAAACCGTTCCTTATGATGCTCGCGAACGGGCTGCTCAATGATGTTAGTCTTATCGCCAGGGACCATGATCCTCACGAAAGGCGTGTCCTTAAACGGGGCCTTGTCGTACATGTAGAATTCTACATGCAAGTGAGAATCGGCATTAACGATATCGCTATCCAAAGGCATAAATACTCCTTTTAGGCGGTTAGAATTGCAGCCCAAGTCGTGGCAGACGGGGCAAAGAACAAGGCAGTCTTGGCAGTCGCCAGGCTGTAGCTGGAAGCACCGGCATTGATGGTGGAACCGCTGGCCGGATAGACGGTGATGGTCTGACCGCTATCGTTGCGGATGCCAACCATAGCCCCAGCTTCAGTCGGGGGCAGCTTGACGCCTGTAGAGGCCGCAGAAGTGGTCAAAGTATTAAACACAGCCGAAAGCTGCAAAGCGTCCGTGGAAGAAGAACCGGTGGCAACAAGGCCGGTAGCGCCGTCGCCAGCGATAGAAGTGGTCGCAAGCGGAGAATTGCCAGAGGCAAGGATTCGAGAGGGAATAGCCATAATTTTGTCCTTTATTTGATGTTTACAACGTAAAATGTTGCATAGGGACAGGCGGAGCCTTCATCCGTATGTTCATATTTGATGTGGTATTGAGAAAACTTGTCTCGCCACCATTCGCTAGGGAAAACCGACAGATGAAGCGGGTGGCCGATCAACTGACCCATACTATCATCAAATAGGGCTATTTTGAAATAGCAGCTATCGACACAATCCATGATATTTTTAATAACATCAAAGACATCGCCTGGAGCAATATGCTCCATAACGTCTGTGCAATAGCCAATGTTTCCACTGACACCAATGGGTTTTGTCAGGTCTGCCACGGTAAACGGCAAATCATTGCCCTCATCGCGGCAATTGTCAGCAAAATCAACAAGTTCTACAGCACACCGGGCCAATTTGGCAATCTTTAATCCGCCTCTGCCGGTGCCGCAGCCAAAGTCAATAATGACATCTGTGAGCGCCGGATTAGCTATTTCGATGAAATGTTCGGCAAACAATTCGCCTGGCGCGACATCCCGATAAACGCTGGTGCCCCACAAAGTCTGGTATTTTTCTATTTCCGCCATAGGTTTAGGCGGTTCAGACATGGCCTTGGCAATGGCCGGAAGTAGGCCGTGGCCGTGGACCTGAATGACCGCGTCCGCGTCCGCAAGCTGCTGTGCGGCAGTCTGGAATTCCATAGCCTGCCGGGCCATCCAAGGCGCTGCGATATATTCCTTGCCGTTGACCCAATAGCTTTCACGCGGGTCAGCGTCATTGGCAGGCTGGGCGTAAGCGTGGCCTTCTCCGGCTTTAGAATAGCTGGAATCAAAGCCGTAAAGGTGAATTGAGCGGTAGCCCATAGCAAAGGCAATGCTCATGGCCTGTAAGCCAACCGTGGTCCCACCGCCGATCAAAGCGCATTGGCGGTCCCCAATATACTCATCAATGCCAGGATAGGCCGGGTGCCAGATGGTGACATCATGGCCCTGTAGGGCGTCAAAAACGCCCTGGTTGCACTGAGACGCGATCAGGTACTTTGTAGCCTTGTTGGGCTGGATAAAGCCCTGATTGTGCGCCCTGGCGTCCAAAAGGACAAAATGGTCAGGCGTAACATCAATGCTTGCCAAAGCAGGCAACGTGCCGTTGACGGCAAAGATAACGTGCCCGGCAGCTTTATGACCGGCAATCATGGGGAGCAAAGCCTTCATAGAAGGCCCGCCCCCCACAATTACAGCAATCCCGTCGTGCGGCTCTGAGAGCTGCAACCACGGAAGATCGAGAGCCACGGCAGCAGTAATGTTGCCAAAAATTTCACGATCTTCCGTGTTGCACACAACGGGGATCGTATCGTCCAGGTTAGACGGTACGATCATTAGGTGGTCTGGCCTTGCAGATGCGGACGATTGATCGACACGATAACAGTCGAAACAGTCGAGGCAACGGTAGCAAGGTTGGCCGAACGAGCGCCCAGCACTTGCTTACCCGACGCAGCCGTGGGCATAACGCGGCCCACAGTGGCAGACTGGTAAACCGGAACCTGAGCGTTGACGGCCACGGCGGTCTTCTTGACAACCGCGAGGCCGCCAATCTGATACCAACCGAACAAACCGGCGGTGCAAGCCGACATAGCAACGGCCACCGGGGTCGCCTGGTTGGCCGTATTGGCCGACAGGGTGGTCTGGTAAGTCGTGGCATTGTAGGTCACCAGCGAGCCAACCACCGTGCTGGCAACGCCAACCAGGAGGATAAATTCGCCTTCGCCGTAGGTAGGATCGAACGCGCGGCAAACCATGCCGAGAGTCGCCGGGGGCGTGGGAATGGCAGAAGAGCCATTCGCCATCGTCACGCCGGAGTCAGTATTCGCAATCTGGAGAAGACCAGCGCGATTTTCAGTGAAAGAATAAGCCATAGTTTTAACCCTTTAGTTAGACGGCATCAGGCGTACAAAACTCCCTGGAACTGAGCGCCGGAGCAAGTCAGATTGCCCGCCCAGCCGATCAGCTTCACGATAGCGTCCTGGTTGACCGCCTGGCGCTCGCCGCCAATCGGAACAAAGTTGCGATCCACATGCGGGCGGAACATCAGGTACTTGGTGTTCAGGAACCACATATGGTTGGCAGTCGCGGCATTGCCGATACCACCGTCAAGCACAACGTCCGACGCCATACCAGCGCCATAGTATTTTAGCGAGGCAAAGCCAGCGCCAGCCATCGACGAACCGGAGTCCGAGATGCGCTGGATGGACTGCAACGACTGCAAATACAGGCGATAGTAATTGTTGTCGGCCACGATCAGGTCAGGCTTGTCCGTACCACGGATAAGCTGCACAGCCACGGCATCCATATACTGCTGGATGTTCGAGGCCGAAACAGCGGCACCGCCGTTGGTAACGCCAGAATAGGCAACAGACTGCCAAAACGAGAACGACGCGCGGTTAATACCGCCGTAGGTGCCCGTCGTAGGCGAATCTGGAACCGCAGCGCCCAGGCCGGTAATGTTCTTACCGCTGTTGCCGGTGCCGTCCAGATAGATGTCGCCGCCGATACGGTTGGCAAGCTGGGCCTCCGCAACATTCATACGACCATCCAGCAAGTCGATGATGGCTTCCTTACCGGAGTTCTGGATCATTTCCAGACCGGAGATAGTCACCGCCGAGGCATACTGAGTGATAGAGAACTGAGCAGCCGAAATGGGGCTGTTCTGCGACACGTTCAGCACTTCATAGCCGCTATAGCTGTTGGTGTTGTTCGTGCTGGAATCATTATACATGATTTCCTGCAAGATGACGTTACCACCGCTGAAAGTCTTCACATTACCGCGTTCCTTCAAACGACGAAGAAGCGCATTGTTGTTAGTCACGTTGTCGGCCAGTTCACCACTGCGGCTCTGAATGTTGGTCGCAATGATGTCGCTGATCGAGCTATTGGCGAAAGCCATTGTTAAGCTCCTTTAAGTTAGTTGACATCAAAAGCGTTCATTAATGCTGTCGAATTGTTCGAGCAGCATGGAACGCCTATCTTGCGCTTTGGTCGTTGTTGTACGATTTCCGGGTGTGGAACTCTTAACGCTAACCGCTGCTGCCTTAGCCGCTTTCGCAGCCCGGTTGGCCGATTCCCTTTTAGCGGTTTCAGCTTCTGCCTGTGAGCGTTGCTGAATCTGCTGGTAAAGATCATCGTTAAGGCGAATGGCTTTTTCATAAGCCTCTTCTAGCGTACCAACCACACCACTCTGTAGGAGTTGGATCATGGTAGGACGCGCTTCTTCAAAATACTCTGCCTTGGTAGCAAAACTATTGATTTCACTCAGCAGAGCTTGGTTTTCAGCCTGCTCCTGCTGCTGTTTGAAATTCACAATTTCGCCCCGAACGCTGTTTAGTTCGTTCTGGAGAGCATAATAATTTGGATCAACGGGGCCGCCCTGTGAGACGCCTACCATATCACCCAAATCAATTCCGTACTGCCTAGCCAAATTGGCTAGATAAGCCCGCTTCTGGTCGGGCGGGCTATAACGAAGGGCGTGGTCGGCCTCCATAAGCGCCTTAATGGCGCGAGGGGCGTCAATGCCAAGGCCCTGAATAGTATTCATGTAAGGCTGGATAGCCTCATTAACCTGGTCGGCAAACTGCGCTTTGGAACGCAGCGGCTCAATGCCAGCCCGCATTTCTTCTTCGCGCTTGTAGGCGTATTCCTGCAAACGAGGGTCTGCGGTTTTCCAAACTTCGTGGTAATCGCGCTTCCAAGATGACGGCGGGCGCTTCCAAACAGGTTCTTCTGCTGGTTCTTCAGCTTCCTGTGGTTCTTCTTTTGCTACAAACTTACCGTTTGCGGCACGCGGCTTTTCTTCTTTTTCTGC